TTGAACAGTGTAGATGTAACCATCTGCAGAAGGAAGGATATCATCAGCAGTGATGTACATCTCTGCACCATTATACTTATCATAAGTGATAATATCTCCATGACCAAACTCACGCTTGTTGATTTTGATTCTGAAGGTTGTACCATCTATACCTTTAGTAGTATTATCTGGTTCGATATCTTCGATGATATAAGGAAGATCCTGAGAAACAGGAGTCTGCCACTTATACTCACCTCTAGCGTTATCTACCATGATAACATTTTTGCCACCAAAACTTGACATCTGATAGAGTGGCATCTCTACCTTCTGGGTCATTGCCCAGATGTCTACTGGACCCATATCCATAGGTTCAGTATCTTTTAACATGTTGACTAAGTGGTAAGAATCTACGTGAGAGGAAGCTTCATACTTCGTATCGCGCAAGAATATACCATTGTTTAAAACTGGAGTGCTCATTGTGTTGTTATTTATTTAGTTATTAATATTATCTTTTAAAAAATCCACCTGTTGGTCTTTGCATTCCTGTGCGAGTTCTAGTAGATGCTCTTTGATCAGCATCGATATCGGAGCCCGCAGAAGAACCAATTTTATTTTTCTCTTCTGTTTTAAGTAATCTAACTGTTTTTTCTACAGTGTTTTTTGAACCATTCTCTTTAACCTTATTTCTATAACCATCAGGATCTGCTAATAACCATAATGCTTCTGCTACAAGAGCATGATTAGGTTCTACAAATTGATATTTTTCTAATAAGTGTCCTAAGAGATTTGTTTGTTTACCTGAAACAGAAGGGTAGTTTGCTTGTACTAGACCAGTGTACAATAAACCTTGTGTTTTTTTATCAAGCTTTAGACCATTGATTTCTGAAGGTTCTAATACTTGATATATATTTTCCATATAAGCTTGAGCATGTTGTTGCTGTTGTTTACGTAGATTCTCTTGTCTAGCAAGTTGTTGCGCTATTACTTGCTCTTGCATCGCATCCAATTTTGGTTTGAATTTTTTAGCTTTAGACTCTAATTCATCGCGATCTTTCCATCCAACAATCTCTTCTTCAATTTCATCTTGTGTCCAATCTGGATTTGTAGCATTAAGATATGATCTAATAATTTGTTCTTGATCATTTTCTTCAGAAGGATCAAGTTGTCGAACTTCTTCTACTTGAGCTAGAGTTCTAAATAAGCCTTTCAAATCTTTTCCCCCATCAGCAATATACTTTGCAGCGTATTGCATCTCTTCAGGAAGAGAATCAAAAAATTCTATTGGAACTTGTTGACGTATTTTATTTTCTTTTTCCTTAAAATTAGCTGTAAAAAGTTCTTCGAAATCTTTAACTGAATACTTGGTAAGATCCTCATCTTCTCCTTTTTCATTTTGAAAAGGAGCAATTTGATTAGTCTCGATAAGTCTTTGGGCAAGTTCTAACATAGCATCTTTGCTCATCTTAGGTCTTCCACCTGGTTTATCTGGATCTGCAGTTATTTGATTTAAAATCTCTTCTTCATCTTCTTTAGTTAATTTTTCTGGAATAGAATCATCTTTTTTAAAATCTGTTTTTGCATCCGGTGATGATGAATCATTATCATCATCTTTTTCAAGGAACGAAAGATCTACTTTTTTGTTAGTAAAAATATTAGGTTTTTCAACCTGTTTTTTTTCACTTTCTGGAACCATAACACTCTCTGCGCCAGGGGTTCCTAATAGTTGATCTAAATCGGCAATATCCACTGTTTTAACAGTGGTTGTGCCTTCTTCTTTTTTATCTAACATGTTGGTTGGTTTTTATGATCTGACATTTAAATTTACTCAAAAATATAAAATCTAAACTTAAAAAATTTACACTTATAAACTAATAGTGAAACATTTATTGAATTATATCACTATTAAGGTTTTTTCTTAGGTGTTTTTTCTTTTTTTCCGACATCATATTTGTTCTTATTTTCTTTAGCAATTTGATAATCTACATTTTTTAAAAGCATTTGCTGACTAAGTTTTTGTTTTTCTAAGTCTATTTTTTGTTGACTATGTTGATTTTTAGATACTTCCTTCTCACGATTAAGATTCATTGTAGCATCAAACTCTTCAGTTTTTCGCATATCTGTCATCACATCTTGGAAATCACTTATCTTATTCTCATTGAGATCTTGCATTGCTCCAAAACCTGCAGATTTAATCTCAGCTACAAGTATATCTTTACGTCTATTCTTTTCAGATTCAAGAACTTCATGATCAAGTTCCATCTGCTTTTCTTTAGTACGCTGTTCAACTTCCATCTGTTTCATCTTCTCTTCATGAGCCATCTGTTCTTGACGTTGACCTTTAGATTTTTCTTCTACAGCTTTTAAAGTATGTGTAAGTTCTGCTAAAGATTCAGATTGGATAACCGCACCTAAATCATAAATAGAAGCTCCAGCTGTATTATTTTGCATAGCTAGTTGCTTCATCTGTTCTAAAATAGATCTGTGATTAGCTTTAGTTGTGCAATAAACATTAATATCACGAAGTAATAAATCGGTACCATTGATTTCAAAATTTACTTTCTCATCTTTAGTCGTCATATATTGTAACCTTAAAGAAGGTTTAGTAGATTGATAATACTGAGCAAGATCTGTTCTCATTTGATGAACTCTTGGCATCAGATAATCAGAATGTTGAATAAAATATGTCTCCGTTTGAGCATAAGATCCAGCCACAGCTTGTTCTATCCCTGTAGCAGTATCTGATTGACCTATTTGTTGTCCAAGTCTTTGTGGAGTAACACCAATATTTTCAAAACACTGTTGCTTAAAATAATTAGCTAATTGAATCCTAGACATTAATCTATTAGTCTGAGAAAGATCTAGTTGTTGAAAATGCTGGAAAGCTAAAGGATTTTCAGTATTAGTTATTGTTGTATCTAATGGTAACATCTGGAAATTCTTCATAGCAACATAAGCTTTAGCTAAGTTGTTCTTTCCCCAATCTTCACCCAAAGAGTGACGAGGTAAAGCATTTTGATCTAGTAATACTACAGTTCCAAGTTCATCAACTAAGATATCTGCTATTTGATTATTTACAATATTGTACCCAATCTGATAAGGCTTCATAAGATCTACTAGAGCTGTTGATCTAGTGTTACGATCAGAAAAGACAGAACCTTCTACTGGAAGTTTACAACCATATAAAGTATTATCACCTTTAAATTGAAATTTAATTGGTCCCACTTTATTTTGATCAATACCTAAATAAATAGGATTTACTCCACCAGGATTATTAGCTCCCCAGAAAGTAGGTCTATTAGGACCAATCTTTACACCACCCCAAACCTGATTGATCCATATCCAATCAATATGTTCTCCAAAGATTAAGGTATCTTTAGTTTTATTTTTAAATAACTGAGTATTATAAATAGGTTTATCTGTTATTTCATAATTTTCATCAATGATATCAGTAATTGATTCACCTGTATCATTAATTTTTGTTAGATGTCCTACTTTACGCTGAGATTTCCAATAATTAGTAGTGACTCTTAACATATAAGCCATTCCCTCATCATAGTAATCTTCCGATTGACCCATAATCCAATTTACAATATCACCTCCATTATAATCGTAATTATCCCACATAGAGGTAAATTGTCTATAAGCAAGACCGGGCATATTAGTATTCCAATCATGACTCTTAGTAGAATCATAATAAGATCCATCATTTTGATAGCCCTGATTAGCATAACCTGCAGAACGTACTGGGTATATTGCTTCAAGTGATTCCAATTGATCATTTGTCATTAGATAACCGTATTTATCTATAACATCGGCTACGGTCATCATTTCTATTTTACCGACCCAGTTACCCTGGCTAATATATCTTACTTCAGGAGATTTGTGATAGAAAGTTAAAACTGGATTCCAAAGTTCTACATCGTAATCATCTTCATACATCTTAAAGTGCCAAAACTCTCTATCTGTAATAAGACTATCTCTAAAACCTCTTTCCTCAAGTTCATCTAATCTAAATCTCTCATCATCTACTTTATGTTGGTGAATTGCCCAATCTTCACATAAACTTCTATAATCTTTATTAAAAAAATTTTGGATCTCAGGTAATGTTTTTAAATTTTCAGGAGCTAATTGTTGTTGCATTTGCTCTTGTAATTCAGGATCATTAGGATCTGCACCCTGAGATATCATATTAGCTATAAGCTTTTGTTGAGCATCTTGCATTAAAACTGATTCAATAGCATTCATCTTTAATTGCAACATCTCATTGTAAGAGTTCTCATCAACAGATCTAAAAGTAATTTTGTTATTTCTTTTAGCAAATTCACTAGTTAAAACATTTATCACATTTGGAATAATAGGATAAAATTTAAGTTCTAAAGCAGTATCATCTTCTTTTACAAGAACTTCAACAAGATCTCTCATCTCATTATCATGTTCAACTATATAATCATTTTTATCAATGATACCTTTAGCAAGCTTGTAGTTTTTCATCAACCTTTGAGCATTGCGTCTAATTTGCTTAAGCCCTTCCCATTCTAACCAATCCATATTCCAAGCTATCCACTCTTCATCTTTTTCTTTTCTAGGTAAAAATTGAATAGGTTGTGTAATGGAACCCATACGGTTATACTCCGTTTTGGCTCCACTCTTTAATTGCATCGCATTTAAAATCTTCATGTTACTTTATATTTTTAAACATGTTTTTTGGTGGTCTCATAGAACTACTTTTACTATTGTTTCCAATATGCCTAAAGGGACTATTGCTTAATTTAAACAAATTATCTGACTTTTGCAAGTGCTTAGTATCCTTATATTCCACACGTTTTTTATAACCTCTATTAGCTTGTTGTACTTTAGCAAAAGAAACAAGCGCTGCCAAAGATACTAATCTATCGACATTGACACCTTCTTCATAAGCTTCCATTTCAACCATAGCCATAACATCTGGTATTCTTTCAATACCATAAACTCTTTTTACTATAGTACCATCTTCCTTAGTTTCAACATCTATTTCTTCTTTTAAAAACTCAATTAAATAACTGAGCATATGGCTTTTAAATAATGTTCCAGTATTCTTCCAACCATATTCTTGAAACACATTAGCATTAGCACCTAGATCTTTAAGAAAAAGAATTTGATTTTTAGGTACAAGATACTTTTGTAATTTCTTAGAAATCATGTGTCTAATAAAATGACTTATGTTATTTTCAACTAGTGTCCAAGCATTGTACCACTCGATAAGTAATTCTAATCTCTCATGGGTTTTATTGATATCATCAAATCGGCCACACCAACTAGCAACAATTTTATCTTGTTCTACAAAAGTTTCTGTTTTTTCACTATAAACTCTAGTTACTTCTACAGGATTTTTATAAATATAAATAGAACAAAGTGATTCTGAAGTAGTTGTTTTGCCTTCACCAACGGGGTCAATAGAAGCAAAGTAAGTTCCCCATGAAGCTCCAGCATCTGGTTTTTCCCAAACAACAATAGTCCCTGTTTTATCTTCAGTATTTTTTGTAATAGGAAATTCTGAAATAGGAAGTTTACTAGTTATTTTAGCTTCAATTTTTCCATCCGGAGCTCGATTAAGTTCCATAAAATCGTAAGCATATTCTTTATCGAGAATTCTACGCTTTTGTGCTGAAACATAATCTAAAGGAAAAATTGATATACTTCTTGAAGCAAAAGCTTCAGCAATATTAGTTGGATTTTGAGATATTCTTAATTGATATTGTTCAGGAGAAAGTTCTCTTTTCCATCTTTCTCTAAGAACTTCTATTGCGTTTAAACTTTCTTCAACAAGAGAATTACCAAACTCATCAATATATGGAGGCATTGACCATTGCTCTGGAATAAATAATCCACTTAATCCTATTGTTCCTTTTTCATCTAAAAGATTAGTTTCTACAGCATAGATATCATTTGGCACTGGTCTTAATATCATTTCTTTTAAAGGTCGACACTGACCAAGATCACCAACAGATCCTGCTGCAATAAATAATCCAGTGGTTATATGACCAGATTGTAAAGCAGGTCTAAGGTACTCATATGTTTTATCCATCTTAGGTGCAATACCAGCTTCTTCATGAAAGAACAAAGTACACGGTCCACCTACACCAGCTGTAGCATCTTTTTCAAAAGTTAACATAGAAAGAACTCCCTTAAGACCTTTCATATATTTTCTACCCGAACTATTTGTTTCCTCAATTTGTTGTTGCCACATCCCTGTTTTCAAAGGATTCATTGGACGGTACCAAGCTGTGTGCTCATTAAGGAAAGATAAATACTCATTAAGAAACTTCCAAGATCCTTTATCATTAACTTGATCTTTTAAAGCAGCACCCATCTTAATAATTGGTGTTTCTTCAAACCAAATTAAATTAATTTGTTTAGCACAATGAAAATATGATGAAGCTATCTGTCTTTTCTTTAAAATAGCACAATGCTTATAATTAAGTTCTGCTAGTAACTCATATAAAGCCATATGATATTGTGCATCGCGAATCCCGGGAAAATCAAACTTCTTTTTCTCTTTATCATTTATTCGAAGAAAATTAAGAAACATATAATAGTCTCTTGGAATATACCAAACTTTATTATTATTCTTAAAGATAACTCCCTTGCGACATTTAAGTTTTTCAAAGTCCCAATAATCTACAAAATCTTTACTTCGAACTGGAGCTACACAATAATAACCTTGAGCATTAAAGTTTTTTGCTTGCTCATTAAATAATTGAGCTGTTTCATCAAATTCATATTTACCTGGTAATTTAAAACAAGAGTGAACAAAGATTCTAAAATCATCTCTAGTTTGAAAGATTGTATCATCTATCCAATTACCATTTTCCCAAGTAGGAATTTCTATGAAAGGTTTATTGATCATAAGCTAATCCCGCGCCTCCACGAACATGGTTTTTTTGTTCTTCTTGCAAATCTTTATAAACTCCTTTAAAAGAAGATCTTATTCCTTCAAAGTTTTTAGCAGCAGCTACTAATGAATTAATGTTACCATCTCGACCGTGACTAATAGGAGTTATTTCCATATATCTAGCTAATCTATCCATCATAGTAGCCATGCCTCGATATGATCTTACTGTTGGTGTTTCAAAAAGTTTATTGCAACGATCTTTTGCTCTTATAATTAATTCATCTTCTATTGAAAAATTAGCTTCAATCTCATCTAATATTAAACTTTCTTTGTCTTCTTCTGGAACATTAAAAAAAGGATTAAGGTTTGGATCTGGACAAGTCATATAAAATATATACTTATAAATAGTTATATAATCTGTCGGATACTCATCCATAATATTTTTTAAAAAACTTAGAGCATAACAGTGTTCTGTAGGTACTAGTTTTCCATCATGTATATCAAATAATCTTATCATCTTTTACGCCATTTTAAACTAATATTAATACACAAAAAACTAATAGACATATCGGTATAATAATCCAAAGGAAAATTTATTCCAAAGCAGATACCGGGAAAAAAATAAATTCTAGTTTTTAACTTTTTCTTTTTCATTATTATCTCTATTTTCAAATAACCAATTAATCATATCAATTACTTCTCTTTTAAGATAAGGAACATCGTAAGGTACAACTTCTTTTACAATTGGATTATTACTTGAATCTAATTTTGCAATAGGATATCCATATTGATCTAAGCTTTCTGTTTCGAATACAATGTGGTGAAGTTGCATCTTCCCCGGTTTATATCTAGGATTATGCTTAAGAATAATATACATATAAACGCTAAGCTGTAAAGCATAATGATTAAAATTGCAATCATCAAGATGAGAACAACAAGAATACATTTTACTAACGACTCCTTGATAGTTTTTAAAACCTTGTAACTTGATTTCTTTATTTGTTTTATAATCATAAATATCTACTGTATCTTTTACAACTTCAACACGATCTGATTGTCCACATATACCTGCAGATTTCAAATAAACAAAGTGTTCAGGATAAATACCTTCAGTAAGCTTTTGACTCGGAGCTTGTTTAATATCTCCTTCATAAAGAGGTTTAATAATAGGAATAGAAACTCCTAATCTATCAATTGTCATATGATCGGTAAGATCTTTTTCTCTTTGATCATGATACCAGGTACCCAAATCAACAGCTCTTTTACCTTCATTTTCCCAAGCTTCTTGGATTTCTTCCATAGATAATCCAAACCATTTAGATTTTTTATTCTTAGATGATTTTAAAGCTTGAGTTGTTGGATCAAACTTTGGTTTAAAGAGACTAATAAATGATGTAACACTGATCCAATCAATTTGTTCTTGTGGATCAGTACTTTCATATTTATGATTTTTCGCTTTGAATATTACTGACATCTTGAGTTGATTTTTGAGTGGGTATTTGAATTGATAGGTTTTTTTTAAATTTAATTATATATTTTATAGCATCAAAAAAAGATAAAGCTCTATAACAAACAGGTAAATTATTATGAGATACAACCCAACTTTGTTTATCTCTATATAAACCTAATTCTTTTTTTTTACTATAATAGAAACAATGATGATGTTCATATAAATAATTATGAATCCTATCTTTAGGATGAATTCCTTTAAAAGGATTTGCTGGCTTAGACATCTGCATCAGGATTATAGTTAATATCTGTATATAGTTTTTGTTCTTCTTCTTCTGTAATAATAGATTCCCATTTAGAACCTTCTGGATGTGGACACTCTGAAGACATAGATCTAGTTTTAAAAGCAAGTTTACATCCGCATTCTCCACAACAAGGTGCTGTTCCTGGAACTAAACACTTATCACCTTTTAAATCAATAAGAGGACAAGCTTGACAAATTTTCATTCGCTCTGTAGCTATAAACTCTATATGATCTTTTTTAAAGATTGAGTTTTTTACTCCTTCAAGAATTTGCATCCGGTGATTCCAAATCTCTTTTAATGATAGACCCATTAGTTTTTTTATTTTTTAATTCTTCTTTCCTTTCTTTATCTGCAGATGTAATCTCCATCACTTTATTTAAATTTTTTAATCTTTCTTCTACATCTTTTCTTATTTGATGTTTTGCAAAACTCATTTTATTTGGATCTCCAGAATCTAAGTGTAACTGGTATCTTCTTCTTTGTTCTTCTAAATCCCAAACTTTTAATCTAAATTCTCCTATTGATCTTACTTGAATAATAGGAGATCTTAATTCTACTAAACTTTTTCTTATTCCTTTCCAATAATAGTCAACTACATGTTCTACTAAATTAGGATTTAAATTTAATTCTTTTGCAGTTGACTCTATAAAATTTCTAGATTTCTTTGGTATCAATGTGTATAAATTTAAAGTCCAACAATATATTTCCTGAACATTGTATTTTTAAATCTGGATTAATAAAAATCTTTTTTTTACTTTTTCCTTCTTTAACTATAAATCCAATCTTCTCCATTTTTGTTAAACAGTTTCTCACTGTTTGAGTACTCTTAAAAATATTATCAGAAGATGCTGTTACACAAAAATCAGCAAGATCCTGTTCACCTTTTAATCCAAGTAAAGTAAGACAATCTAATTCCGACTCACTTAATAAGGTTGAAGTAAGATAAGAATGTGTAAGAAATTGTAATTTTATAATACCTGATAATGTAAATTTATGACGCTTATCAACTAGATTAACCTGTGCCATGTTGTTGGTTTATGACGGATTTATACTGACTTAAGCTTCTTCTCTGTTTTTTGTTTTGGAGCTTCTGGAGCCTCTTCTTGATTATTAGCAGTTGGCGCTTCTTGAGTTCCTGGAGGATACATAATCATAGCTTGACGAGCAATAGATTCAACTCTTATTAACTTTTGTTTTTCAATCTCTGTTAAAAGTGTCTCATATTCTAATCTACTTTTAAGCATTGGTAATTCACTTTTATAAAAGTTTTCCATTGCTGTACGATGTTCCTTAATCTCTTTTTCGGTAGGAACCTTTGTCTCTTCTGTGTTGGTTTGTTCTGACATGGTTATTTTTTTAATTAAACTTGAGACAAATATATTACATAAAGTTTAAACTTCCAAAGTTTATATTAAATTTAAAATAAAAAAAAAGTCTCTGATAAACAGAGACTTTAATTACAGGAAAGCAAAAGAAAGCTAAATTAAATTGTATCCTGTTAAAACATTAATGATTTATTTTGCTTTTTTAGAAGATGATCTGTAATTAGTAAAATTTTCAGATGCTGTAAAACCTAATCCAGCAATTACAATATACTCAACACCGGAATAAACATTATCAGATATTGTATAGTCAGTAAATAAGTCAACTAAAAAACCAATAGAGATTAAAATAAAAGCAGCTAGTGTAACAACTCTTTTAGAAGAAATCTTTCCATCTGAACTTAACATGTTTTCAATAAAATTTTTCATGATAGATAATTTTGTGTTATTTGATATTCAATATAATAAATATAATTCATATTTATAAAAACTATTGTTCTTTATCTTTCCAAATAGCTTTCTTAATTTTTTCCCATAGGTTATACCCAAGTATAATACTACTATTTTCAAATATACTTTTTACTTCAACTGTAGCAATAATACCAGTAGTTACATCTATCCAAGGAATACTTGGTGAAAGATACTCTTGAGCTACCTTAGCTACCATGATGGCTAACGGATACACAATAAGCTTAGATATAATTCTTCCTGCTTTACGTGAAGTTATTGATTTCCATCCACCTGTATTTTTAGCGGCCCATATACCTAAAAAAGTATCTACCATAATTAAGAATCCTATAGCATATAAAGCTGAAGATAACTCAGTAAAAAAAAGTGTTAGAAATGCTGAAACTTCTAAAAAATAGTGTGATATAGATTCTTTAAAGTTCATATTGAAAAAGTAATTAATTTTTAAGTTATCCCACAAAAGTTGATCTTCCTGATCTTGTATTATCTGTTGGTAGTAAACCCCAATTTAGTGTATTACTAAATACTCCTCTATAAGAATATATTGGTCTACCAAGTGATGAGTCTATATCTGTTGCATTTACAAATCCTACATCAATAGTTACTCCTGGCTGAACAGTTAATATAGCTTGAGAACCAGGTGTTGTTGATCTAAATGATACTCTTGAAGCACTTGTTGCAGTAGTACAAGTAAATGCTGTAGTTATTGTATATGTTACTGTTGATACTAATTGATGAGTTAACCCACTACCAGATGCAATTAAAGTTGCTACTGAAAAACCAGCAGTTCCCGCAAAAATAGTTGAAATTGATAATGTCATTGTTCCACTTACACTAAATAAATTATTTAATGTTTGTGTTCCTGTGGTTATTGCTATATTATTCCATGACATCCCAGCTGTATTAAATGTTGTTGCTGCTGCAATATTTAAAGTAGAACCGGTTGTTATAACTGTTCCAGCAGTATAAGTAAAAATACCAGTATTATAATTGATATTACTCCCGCTTATTGTAAGTGTACCCGCAGTATTAATTGTAGTATTATTTCTTATTACGCCTCCTCCACTATTACTCCATGTTCCTGTACCACCAAAAACAATCGAAGTAGTTCCTACATATATACCAGTTGATGTTTGTGTTAAACTACCATTTATATTTAAAGTATTGTTTGTAAAAGTAGTAGTTCCACTTCCTTGGAATGTTACAAGTCCAGTTACAGTCAAGTTACCAACCAATGTATATGTAACAGAAGCACCTCCAAATGTCAATGTTCTCGACCAAGCAACACCTCCAGATGTTATAGTTGTAGCGCCATTTAGAACAATACCACTTGCTCCCAATTGTGTATAACCACCACTACCAAGATTAAGAACACCATTTGTTGTGATATTTCCAGTGAAAGTAATTGTGCCAACATAGTTTGTAAAGTTTACTCCTACTAAGTTTGCAGTAGATGTATTTACAGTAAGATTTCCTGATGTAGCAGTAAAAGCTATATCATCACCAGCAATTGGTACAACACCACCTGCCCATGCGCTTGGCGCATTCCAATTGCCACCTGCATTAGATACCGTTCTTGTTGCCATAATTATTGATTTTCAAGTTTTCTTTCTTCTGTAATTCCCATATTATTTATTCCTAAATCAACATCTGCCTCAGTTTGTGGGTTAAAATGAGTAACCTCAATAGTTACTTTTGTATCATAAACAGGATAATAATATTCTATTAAAGTATATACCATAACGTAGTCAAATACTTCATCAGTATTAGGAATAGGATTACCTTCATCATCATATTGCCAAATAATTTGTTGCTGAGGAATTGTTCTTCGCTCTAATTCTATCCAAGTAAAACTCATAATTATGATTTTAAAATTGTGATAATTAAATTGACGCTTGTTAAGGTAGATGCAGAATCAAGGTAAAAACCTATAACATCACCCGCTGTTACAGCTGTTGTCCAAGTAGTAAGAGTATTATCCGAATTAAGTTGTTGAGCAGTTAAGGTAGGCTTCTCTGTACCCGCAATAGCATCAGCTACAGTAGGAACTACTCCTGCTGCTTTCCATACATCAATAACACAACTACCTGCTATATCAGAAACTATATTCCAACCAGTAATAGTTCCATTATAAGGAATAACTGTGTAACCAATAATACCTGTTAGTGGTGCAAAACCACCTCCATTAACACTACAACCAAAGGTTGCTGTTCTTACATTAGGTGTTGCACCTCCACCACCTGATGATATTTGTATTTGTGTACTCATATTAATATGTTTTATCTACTTACCTCTTCCCAATCTACTGAAGCATAAGCTCCTAAAGTTCCTCCTGTAGCATCAATAGCCATTTCAATAACTAATTCAAAAGGAGTACTTGTAAAAGAATTTCTTTCAAGTTGACTAGCAAATATTGCCTCTTTTAATATATTGATACTTGGAGAACCTTGATTAGATGCATTTACATATCCTTGTGCTAATACTCTACCACCCGTA